GCGGGAAACTGGTAAACCTGGTGCAAGGGCCGCAGGAAGGGGCGGCGCAAGGTGGATAGGCTGACAGAAAGAATAGAAAGTGAAGTTTGCCTGCATAGGGGAAACGAATGGGGAACCAGGGCTGAATATCAACTGCAAAAAGACGCACGGGAACGCCTGGCCGCCTATGAAGATACGGGCCTAACCCCAGAGCGGATACACGAACTTATTTCTATTGACCGCTGGAACGATGCCGTAGAACAAGAATGGCTGAAATACCTTCAAGCGGAAAAGGAAGGGCGGCTGATCCTTCTGCCCTGCAAAGTGACAGATACGGTATACACGATTGGGTATTTTATCAAAAACGGGAAGGCCGCTGCACGGGTTGTTCCAGCACGGATTGACCATGTAACAATCAGCGGGACAACCGGAAAGCCTGTTTTTGACCTTTGCATAGAAAACGGCGGATGGTTTACAGCAATGGAGCCGGGGCAATTTTGGGGAACGCGGGAAGAAGCGGAAAAGGCGCTGGCAGAAAGTGAGCGGGAATAGAAATGGCATACAATGTTTATTTCTGCTGTGACAAGTGCGGCGTTACACATTCATGGGTAAACCATTCCGTTTCCCTCTCTATAGCAACACTGATGGCAAGAAAGGATGGGTGGCAGGTTGGAAAACGCGGGTGGTTTTGCCCAAAATGCCGCCAAAAAAGAAAGGGGAAGCAAAGTGAAACCGATTGACCGCATCATGCAAAAGAACGTTCCCGCCTACGCCTACATGAAAAAGGCCATGCCGCAGGTTGGAGCGGGACGGGAGCCGAAACCCCAGCAAAAGAAGAAAACGTACACGCTGACCGAAACAGCGCCCAGCGGAAAGGCGGTTTTGCGCAAGGGCGTAACCGTAACGCAGGCCGCCCGGAAGCTGAACAGGTACGAAGCAACGGGCCTTACGCCCCAGGAAGTCTTCAACCTGATCGAGCGGGCGCACAACCTGGAACGGCGCGTGGAGAAGTTGGAGGGCTGGCAGTAAGGAGGTATGACCGATGGCGGCGGAACGTTGTGTACTGTGCGGCGCGGTTGTTTCAGCGGGATCGCAGATATGCCGGGCCTGCATGGAGAAATACAGCCCGGCGGCGGTATCGGACGCGGAACGAGAACTGCGGGACATTGCCCAGGTTTTGAAGATAACCGCCAGCACGGATCGGAACATAAGAGAATCAATGGAAGCCATTCTGCGGATCGCGGATAGGCTGGGGAGGAACAGCAATGGAAGATAGGACAAACCAGACATACACGCCGCGCATTGTACGGGCGCGGATCAATATCCCATACAGGCCGTGGGAAGCCTACCGGGAGGAATATCGGGGGCAGGGCTACACGGTAAACGGCTTCAAGGCTATGCAGAAAGCAGATCAGTATTTTAACGGCCTGGAAATCACGCTTTCTTCATGGTGGTATGACGATCACAGCTGTTGGCACTTGTGGAACTGGCCGAAAGCGGTTGACGATCGCGTTATGTGCGCCATGTACTTTGCGGAACAGTACAAGGGTGGGCCGTGTATGCTGCCCAGCGCCTATAAGGATAATTTCCCAAAGTTCAAGGCGGACTGGGAAGCCGGGACGTATGACCCCGGCGCAACGTACACTTTCGAGCCGGAAAACGTGGAAGTGCTGGAAGTGTTGCAGGAAGAAGCGTGGCAAGACCGGGAGCCGCAGCGTCCCGCTCCACCGCCGCCGCGCCGGAAGAAGCGGAAGAAGAAGGGCCGCCGGAAGCATGGGTAAGAAGAAGCACCGCCCAAAGACAAAGGCGGAACTACTGCAAGCACAGTGGGAGCGGGAGCGCCCCAGGCCGCCCCGCCCGGCGGCGGGATGGACGCAGCAGGCAATAGCACGGGCAAACCGGGCACAAGCGGCGATTGCCAGAAAGGCGGAAAATGAAGCGTTTACCATTTCGGCGGGAGGGCTGGACGCTACGCCAGCGCTTCTTCCAGACGCGGGCCGGGAAGGGCCTGCAATCGGCGGTAAATAGCCTGTATGAGAAACACCCAAACAGTAAAGCCCTTAAATGGGCGCTGTGGCACCTTCTGCCATTCTGAACGGCGGCGGTGGATACGCTGGGCCAGCGGCGATACGGGCAGAAAGGAGAACAAGCAATGCGCGTTTTATCGGTTATCAATTTGAAAGGCGGCGTGGCAAAGACCATTTCAAGCGTAGCCATTGCGCATCTGCTGGCGGAACAGGGCTTTACCGTTCTGCTGGTAGACAATGACAAGCAGGGGGACGCTTCACGGGGCTTCCGCCGCAGGGATGAAGACGGGGCCGGGATTGATGAAATTATGACCGCCCGCCGCCCGGACATGGAAAAGCTGATCCAGCAAACGGGCTTCCCCAGGCTGGACATTATCACGGCCAACATGAAACTGCTGAAAGCGAATCTGGAAGTGCTGCTGGATCAGACGCGGCCCCAGCAAGTCCGGCTGAAAAAAGCGCTGGACACAGTGGCCGGGCAATATGACTTCTGCATCATTGACAACGCGCCGGATATTAACATATCCACGATCAACGCCCTGGTTGCCAGCAATGACGTGATCGTACCGCTGGAAGTGGATGATAACACCACGGAAGGGCTGGCGGAACTGGCGGAACAGATCGAAAGCACGCGGGAAGACCTAAACCCCGGCTTGACCTTCCGGGGGTGCTTCTTCACGAAGTTTGACAAGCGGAACGAAGCACACGCCCAGGGGGCCGCACAGCTGGAAGCGTCCGGGAAGTATCCGGTATTCAAGACCCGGATCAGAACGTCCCGGAAGGTAAGCGAAAGCACGTTTGCCCGGCTTCCTATCACGGTATATTCCAAACGTTCAAACGCCGCCATTGACTATACGGCCCTTGTGGAAGAATACCTGGAACAGTTGCGGCGGGACGGTGTGGCCCCGCTTCCGTCCCTGCTGCTGGCGTGACCGAATTGGACACATGAAAGAAGGAAAGAAGTATGGCAAAGTTTGACTTGCACCAACTTTTGAACGAACGTTCAAAGGCGGCAGCCGTGGAGCGGGAGAAGGAGCCGCACGCGGCGGATGGAATGGAACAGTTGACGCTTGACGTTTACGATCTCATTCCTTCACAGGAAAACTTCTATTCCACGCAGTACATAAACGATCTGAAACAGTCTATTGCAATCGTGGGCCTGCTGCAACCCCTGCTTGTGAAGCGGGATGGGGACAAATACCGCATTTCGGCGGGACACCGCCGCCGCCTGGCCTGTATGGCGCTTGTGGAAGATGGCCTGGAACAGTTCCGGTATGTGCCGTGTGTGCTACAGACTGGGGAAGCGCCGGGAGGGGTGGCGGAAACAATCCTTGACCGCCTGACACTGATTTTTGCAAACGGCTTCCGCGAAAAATCAGACTGGGAAAAGATGGAAGAAGCACTGCAAACGGAAACGCTGATTACAGAGTTGCGGAAGGAAGTGCCGCTGGAAGGGAGAACGCGCCGGATACTGGCGGAATTTACCGGGATCGCGGAAGCACAGCTGGGGCGGTATAAGACCATAAAGAACAACCTATGCCCACGGCTGATGCAGGCTTTCAAGGGAAAGCGGCTGGGCGTGTCCACGGCCTATGAATTGTCCGGCCTGTCCCCGGACTACCAGCAAAGGGCCGCTGACACGCTGGAAGAAGTGGGCGTGCTGTCCATAAACGATGCAAAGGAACTGAAACTGAAAGAGGAAGCCGCAAAGCCGCTGGCCGGGCAAATGGGCATGGAAGAAACAGCGGAAGCCGCCCAGACGGAACAGGGAGCCGCCCAGGACGCGCCGGACGCGGCGGGGGATAAAGATACCGCCCAGGCAACGGAAACGCCCCAGGGAGCCGCAGAACGGCCCCAGGACGTGCCAGAAGCGGACGCGGGCACAGATACCACCACGGCGGCGGACGGCCAGCAGGACGCGCCCAAGGAGCCGCAGGAAGGGCCGGAAAAGGCCCGGTATGTCGAGCGGGAAGCGCGGGGCCGTGGCTGTGCGTTCTGCAACCCGGATTATCACCGGGAACAAAGCACGGCGGAAGGAACGTATTTACTGGCGTATGAGCCGGAAGAAAAAACGGTGCTGGTAATGGACAAGGAAACGGGAACGGTGGAACATATCATTTTCCATTGTTGCCCATTCTGCGGAAGGAAGCTGAAATAGGAGTGCGGAACGTGAACAAGAGGAAAGCGCGGAAGCCGGGATAAGTGAAGATACAAGGCATAGCCGCCGTGGGGGCGGGGGCTATGCCTTAAACCCGTTTTTGGACTTCAAAGGAGCCGCCGGAAATCGGAGGAATGACAATGGCGATCGACAAAAAAGAAGTTGTGGAAATTTTGATGTTTTACCGAAACATTGATGGGGAAATCCGCCTAAATCGTGACATAATACGGGATCTTGAAAGCTACTATGACACGATCGGCGGGCAAAGCCTGGACGGGATGCCGAAAGGGAAAAACCACATTTCAAACATGGTGGAAGCCGTGGCCTTGAACGTGCCGGACGGGATAGGGGAAGCGATCAGCGGGTACGAAGCGAAGATCGCGGAACTGCAAGCGCTGAAAGTGGAGATTTTGAAAGAAATTTCCCGCCTGGAATATCGGTTTAAGTCCATCGTTACGGACTACTATCTAAACGGGCTGAAATGGGAACAGGTATCGGCACGCAACCATTATTCAGAAAGGCAATGTAAAAATATCCGTGACGCGGCGGTTAAAAGCCTGGTTGAAACGTTCGGGGCAAACAAAATAATTGCGGGTTTTAAGACCGTAGCGTAAAAGATTGCCCGCCATTGCCCGTTTTTATCTGCTATACTGTAGCAGAACAAAGGCGGGAAAAGCCTTTGAAGTCCGCCCCCTAAAAGTAGCAGGCTTTGAAGCAAAATTCAAAGCCTGCTTCTTTTTCCCATTTCCGGCGGGAACGGGAACAGTGAAAGACGGAAAACGAACGAAAAGGAGGAAAGCGGAATGGCAAGGCCCAGGAACCCGGAGCGGGACAAAGCCAAAAAAATGTACCTGCAAAGCGGCGGCCAGATCAGTACCAAAGAACTTGCGGCGCTGGCCGGGGTAAAGGAAAACCGCATAAGAAAATGGAAATCACTGGACAAGTGGGAAGAAGCCCTGGAAAATATGCCAAAGAAGCGGGGCGGCCAGCCTGGCAATAAGAACGCAGCGGGGCCGACACCTGCAAAGCAGGGCAATAAAAACGCTGTCACACACGGCGCGTTTGCGCACGTTGACATAGAAGACCTGACAGAAGAACAGGCGCAAGCAATCCTGGACATGAAGCCGGGAGAAACTATATTGCGCATGAATGAGGAATTGCAGGGCCTGCTTGTGCGCAAGACATACTTGACGGGCCTGCTGGAAAACTTCACAAACCCGGACAAGCAGCAGGAATACTACACGGACAAGATTGTACACATGGTTGTACCTATTCCCCAGGAAGAACGCACGCAGGCGGAAGGAATGGGGCTTGAACTGGAAGTGGCTACAGATCCAGAGGGCGGCAAAGAAAGCCTTAAAACGGCCATGAAAACGATCATAAAAGCAAGCCCGTTTGATAGAGCCATGAAGGTTGAAGCAGAACTAAACAAACTGAATGGCCGCATCATTAAACTGCTGGACAGTATGCGGGCATATGAAGCAGACCAAAGCAGGCTTGCGCTTGAACGCTTGAAGTATCAGCTTGCCCGCCAGAAAGCAACAGGCGAATTTGAAGTTGATGTGGAAGACGATGCAGACGCAGAAGACGGCGCGGAAGACGCGGAGCCGGGCGCGGCGGAATAGGTTCTTCTGGCGGGAACGCCGGGTGAGGGTACGGCGAGCCCCGGCGCTTGATTTTCTGAAAAGCCGAAAAAAACGCTTCCGCTTCCGGCGGCGGAAAAAATAAGGGGGGTGCGCAAAAATTGAAGCTGTATACCGCCGTCGTAGTAGGCCAGTGGTTGAACATTTCAGATCGGCGTGTCCGCCAGCTACGGCAACAGGGAGTGTTTACGGAAGTGCGCCCCGGCCTGTATAACTTGAAGGATTGCGTACACCGATACATTGACTTTCTGAAAAAGGACGGATCGCCGGAAGCGGCTGTGGACTACAACACAGAACGGGCGAAGCTGACAAAGGCAAAGCGGGAAAAAGAAGAACTGGAACTGGAACTGCAACGCCGGGAGGTGATCCGGGCGGCAGACGTGGAAAGGGTTATGTCTGCCATGCTGTTACGCTTCCGCCAGAAGATACGCAACATTCCGGTACAGCAAAGCCAAGGGATCGCGGTGGAAACAAACCAAATGGAAGTATTTATGATACTGAAACAGGCAACGGATGAAGCGTTAGAGGAATTATCAGACTTTGAAAGCCTGCTTTTGGAGATGGAGGAAACAAGGGAAGATGGAGGAACAGGCGAAAGCGGTATTTAGGCGCGTGTTTGCAAAGCTGAAACCGCCGCCGGATATACCAATGTCCGAATGGGCGGACAGATACCGTCGCTTGCCGCAGGGGGTGGCAGCTTCCGGGCGGTGGAGAACGGCCCGCGTACCGCATCAACGGGAAATCATGGACAGCATTTCGGACGTGCGTATAAGAAAAGTGGTGGTTATGTCTTCCGCCCAGGTGGCAAAAACGGAAACGATCATAAACACAACCGGGTATTATATGCACTACGAACCAGCGCCGATCCTGATTATGCAGCCCACGATCACGATGGGAGAATCATTTTCCAAAACCAGACTGACAAAATCCATACTGGAAACGCCAGTGTTGCGCGGAA